GATGAATTCAGGAGTTTGGTTGAGGGTCTTGGTCCAGCACTAACAATTATGGCCAGGGAGACTGGCATCAACGTGGGAGAACTGCGTAAGATGTCACAGGCGGGCGAATTGAGTGCGATGGTGATGTTTGAGATGTTGGAGAAATCAACGGCCATTGACACGGAATTCAACAAGATGAATGCCACCCTAGATCAATCAGAACAGGCATTCAAGGATGCCTTTGCGAGGGCCGTTGAAGGTAGTGACTTGGCAAAGGGGGCCACTGAACTTTATCACAACGTCTTGAAAGCACTGACAAAAACATTAGACAGGATGGCAGGCATAAGACCTTTCAAGGACGCCACTGATGATATGCTGGAACAAGCAGTTAAGGCGGGGAAATATAATGACGTCGCGTATGAATTGAGCTTGAGGCAGAAAGACATCGCTGGAGGATACACTGATATGGGCGACGAGGCGGCCGCATACAACATCGCCGCGGATGAACAGAACATAGCAATTCAACAACAGATCAATCGCTACAAAGAATTGAACAAAGAGTATGAAGCCAACCAAGAACTGCTGAAGAGGCTGACAGAGAGCAACAAGAAATTCGTTGATCGCCAGAGGCTTCATATTGAAATGACTCAAAAAGAGATTGAACTTGAAAAGGAGAAACAGAAGAAAAAAGCAGAGGCTGACAAGAAGAGAGATGACGATCTAAAAAAATACCTTGAAAGTCAAGAGAATTTCCTAAAATCAATTGAGACATTGGATGAGGATGCCCTTGAACAGAGTTTGAGGACTGAAAGGGAAAGAATAGCACAACTGGAAGAGATCAGATCGCAAGATGTCAAGAACTATGAAAAATACACTGATCTCATCACCAAGGCAGAAAAAGCAGGCAGTAACGAAAGATTCAAGATCTATCAAGACGAGCAGGCGAAGAGGCAACAGCAACACCAAAAAGCAATCGCGAACATCAAACAAGGCAAGATTGAAGAACTAGATTTTGACACGATGACCACGAAACAGAAGATTGAAGTGGCCTCCGCTGGTTTCTCAAGTATTTTAGAGAACGCCGCAACGTTCAACAAGAAAGCATTTGAAATGAACAAGAAGGCCCAGATAGCAATGGCCATCGTCAATACCGCGGCTGGTGTTACGCAGGCCTTGAAAACATATCCACCACCATTCAGTTTCATAATGGCGGCGGCCCAATTTGCCGCTGGTGTGGCACAGATAAATGCCATTAAATCAACGCAGTTCCAAGGCAGGGAGATGGGTGGTCCAGTCCAGAAGGGCAAATCATACATCGTTGGGGAAGCTGGCCAGGAAGCGTTCATCCCCAATCAGAACGGCACCATCGTGCCCAACCACGAACTGGGTGGCAAGAACGAGATAACAATAAATTTCAATGTGGATGCCACTGACGCGGCCTCCTTTGACTCAATGTTGGTTGAGCGTAGGGACACAATCGTGGCGGTCATAAATGAAGCATTGAATGAAAACGGCAGGAGGGCACTAGTATAATGAGCGGAACACTATCAACCAACTACTTTGAAGCAGTTGAGATAACCAGCATTACAACGACGAGGATCAGTGAGACATTGAGCAACAAGTCATTCAAGAGATCCGTGGGCGGTCAGAGATGGGCATTATCCTTGTCCAGCAAGAACCTCTCACAGGCGGAGATGAGTGAGTTGTATGCTTTCTTGGTCAGACAGAATGGACCATTTGAACATTTCAGCATCGTGCCACCCAAACACGGATCAACCAGGAGCACCAACGCAACTGGCACACCAACGGTGACGGGTGAATTCGCGGCGGGTGTGACCAGCATCAGGGCACAGGGTGGTGGCGGTAGCCTGCTGTCAGGTGACTTCATAAAATTCAGCAACCACGACAAGGTGTATATGTTGGTTGAAGACGTCAATCAGGATTTGAGCAGTGAAGACTACTTTGAGATCTTCCCAGCGCTGAACACCGCCATTGACAGCACCACGACCATACAATACAACAACGTGCCATTCAAAGTCCATCTGGAATCAGACAGGACGGCCTTCAAGACGGGCACTAACGGCACATACAAGATTGATTTCAATGTTGGCGAGGATATCTAATGCCAAGGAAATTATCCGCAAACCTAATCACTTCATTGACAGGCAGGAGGCAGATAGTCGCTGACCTGGTTGAGATACACCTATCATCAGCTGTCTATCTGACCAATAGTTTCATAGATCTGTCATATGACAGCACCACGGCACCAGACAGCGGTGCCAACACCTACAGCGCACAGGGACAATTCATCGCCCTGGGCAACGTTGAGGAGTCCAGGGACCTACGTGTGAGCAGTATGACGCTGGCATTCACGGCGGTTGATTTCACCACACTGGCCTACGTGCTCAACAATGAATACATTGACAGGCGTGTTGTCCTATACAGGGCGGTGCTCACGGAGGACTACGCCATTGACAGCGACAAGGTGTTCCAATACTTTGATGGCAGGATCAAGGAGTTCGCGATCAGTGAATCACCAACCAGTGCCACGTTGTCATTGAGCGTGGGCAGTCAGTTCGCTGACTACGATAAACTTTCTGGCAGGCGGACCAACAGCGACAGCCAACAGCGATTCTTCGCCAACGACGTTGGGTTTGAATTCGCACCACAGATACAAACGGACATAAAATGGGGCAGGACATAATGGAGATAAACGATTACAGAGTAAAGAGACTGATAGAAAAGGACATCTTCCAGGTGTTTGAATTGAGCAAGATCGCATTGCTGGAGAAGGGCATTGAGAACATACAGGACAACATCCTGATGTCACACCTAAAGAACAACTTGGTCAGGAAGCACCAGGCATTTGACTTTGGCCTATTCAAACTCAACACGCTGATTGGTTACATCTTCGTTGATGTGAGCCAGTATGCCTACGAGGACAATGGATTCGCCATCGTTGATCAGATCTACCTGCTACCTGAATTCAGGACGGAGGCCAATTACATAAAATTGTTGAAGGCGTTGGTGGATACATTGACACCATTGGGTGTGGATGACATCAAGACCACGGACGGTTTCACGCTGTGTAATGACTGCGAGATCTTCGCACAGACAATCAAGGATCTTGGCGAACCAAAACAGATCTATAGGATAATGACGTAATGCCTTTTCATAAAAAAATCAAAAACAAAATCAAAAACTTCGTAGATAGTGTCATTGATGTGGTCACTGATACGGTCAAGGCCGCGGTTGATATAGTCGCATCACCTTTCAAGATGCCTGGTATGGGCGACTTTGGTGACGGCACCGCTGGACAGATTGATAGCGAGATACTTGGACCACTACTGAACAAGGATTCAGGTGTGGGCAACATACCCGTGATCTACGGCGAACGTAGGGCGGGCGGATACAGGGTGTTCATCTCAACCAATGGCACTGACAACAAATACCTTTACGTGGCCTTGGCCATCTGTGAAGGACAGGTTAATAGCATTGACAAGATCTACATAGACGACGCGGAGGTGCCTATGAGCAGTTACGCACACGCCACACAGGCCACACCAACGTCAGGGGATTATTCAGGCAGGTTGGTCACCCAGTTCTTTGATGGCAGGGACGACCAGACGGTGTCATCATTGTTGAACGAAGCACCAGGATGGGGCACCAATCACAGATTACGTGGTGTGGCCTATCTAGCGTGTAGGTTTGAATGGAAGAAGATTGAATCACAGGAGGATTCAGACAACAATCCTTACAGGTCAGGCGTGCCCAAGATACAGGTCAGGATAAAGGGCAGGAAGATATTTGACGTGCTAGACGGCTACTCACCCACTGACTACGGCCAGTTTGATGACAGCAACGACGAGGGCTACACCTTGAATGGTGATGACACAATAGCCACCAAGACGTTGAACTTAACATTGACCAACGATAACAGGTTTAGCAGTGACAACTCCAATCAGATCAGATTCACCACAACGAGGACGGACGCGGAGATGAAGGTGATAATGAACGCGGAGTTCTCCAGCAACACAGAGCAATACGGCCAACTCTATATGGCATTGCGATTACGCAACACATCACAACAAGCTCAATTTTTCCCTGATGGTGGTAGTTACAAAGGCATCACCCCTACCGCGGTAAGACAGAGCGATGGCACGGTCAGGAGGACATTTGAATACACATTCAGGAATCTGCCCATCAACACCGTCCATATCATAGATCCAGAAGTCACGATCTATAGTGCCAATGGCACGATAACTGGAACCTGGGACGTTACCCTTGAAGTGCTCAAACCACAGGAGGAGACACACGCCACCGCCTACGCCAGCGAGACGGAAGTGTATAACAACAATCCCATCAACGTGCTGTTGGACTACCTGCGTAATCCAAGGTATGGCAAGGGACTGGCCAACGACTACTTTGACTGGGCCAGTTTCAGATTGGCCGCATCACAATGCGACCAGACGGTGCCATACACCACCAGCACCACAGGCAAGTTCAACCAGTTTGATGGTGTGATAGAAACCGCACAGAGCCTACTCAACAACGTGAAAAACATCCTGGCCAGTTTCAATGGCATAATGCCATACCAGGCTGGCAAGTATCACGTGAAACTACACCACGGTGGCGATCCCACTGACATTGATTCAGCACCAAACCCACCACCAGTGGCGATGACCATTGACGAGGACGTGCTGATTGGAGGATTGCGTATCCAGGGCGAGAGCAAACAGCGTAGGATCAACCAACTGCGTGTGACCTACACGGATCCAGACGCGGACTACCAACCCAACGATGCTTTCTGGCCAGAGACCAGTAGCAGTGTGTATTCAACATACCTGACGGAGGACAACGACATCCCCCTACACAAGCAGATAGCACTGCCACACTGCGTCAGCAGGGAGCGGGCACTGAACTTCGCGGAGACGGTGGTCAAGACCAGCAGGAACAAGATGATGGTCCAATTCTCAACCACGACCGCGGCCACTGACGTCAGCGTTGGTGACCTAGTCAGGATAGTCAATAACAATCTCAACTTTGATGGATACTTCAGGATTGAGAGTGTCAGCCTTTCAAGCGAGGGCAGTCTCAACTTCACGGCCACGGAACACAACAGCGCGGACTACGTGCTGGATGGTCAGGTGGCGGCGGCGGCCAAGCCAACGATAAACCTACCCAATCCTTTATTGGTCACGGCACCAACCAACCTGGCGGTCTCACAGAGCACCACGTTGAGTGGCAGTGGCTACACGGCCTCTGAACAGCTGGACATCACCTGGACAGCATCAACGGACCCATTCACCACGGAATACATCGTCCAGGTCAAACCAGCCGCAGATTCTACATTCTACACGGTGGGCATCACCAACTCTACGGAGTTCTTCTGGGGTCCAGTGGCCACGGGCGACCAATGGGACGTCAGGGTGGCTTCAAGGAATGAGCTGGACAGGCGTTCAGACTACGCCACGGTGGCCACATACACGGTCACCTAGTGTATGAAGGATTTCCTACTGCGCCTGGAGGAGTTTGGACACTTTGGTTGTCGCAAGAACAGGTTCAGGTGCGAACAGCATCACACCTGTAAGTTCAAACTGAAACACAAGCACCTGCGTGACTACGTGGTCATAAATCTGCGGGATTCAAAAAGCAAAAATTACTATCAAAGACTTCGCGCGATGCGAAAGTGATTGGCACCTTGAATTCATCCTGGTAGCACCTCAACAACTTCAACTTGGGATTACTGACCTTGCTGGCGTCCTTCCTGTGCGTGTATCTGTGATCAAACAGGCTCTCCGTTGATGCCTTGCCCCAACCACAGCCCAGTATCAGTATCTCCTTGGCGCCAAGGTATTTGATCGCCAGCAACACCGCCAGCGTGCCTGAATCCTGTGCGGCCAGTCGCAGTGGAGAGCACACCTCTTCAAATTGGTCAGTCTTGTGGCCGTTCTTGGTCCAAAAGGTGTAAAAGGTGTTTTTGGTGTCTTTGGTGTCCGCAGTGATCTGATCTCTGGTGTTGGGGTCATAGCACACCACGTGATCAATTTGGGGTCGTATGGTGTAGAACCAATTACACCCCAGCTCTACGCCTGTCTTTGGCAGTTTAATCGCCAAGTCTTTCACATCTGGATGGTTGAACCATATCTTCATAACAACAGGCCCACGCGGAGTGATAGGAGTAAGACTACCATTGGAAGCGCGGACCCAAAATATTTACATTTCTTATTGACTTTTGAATCAAGATGATATATACTTAAGAACAGGCTCACAAAAACAACAACAATTAGGCACACACAATTTCTCTAAAGCAAGGTCCAGCGGATAAGTCACGATGAGTGGGGAAGCGTCAGGAGACCTGGAACAATTGACATTATGGCAGAGCGGGACCTGGGCTGACCACCACCTGGGTTTAAACAAAATGATGATGTATGGCAAGGATCAATGCCTCCCGCACGAAGAAACATCTGGACGACGTGAAGACAACTCACATAAAGTCCCACCTGGCAACAGGTGGACTCTGATCTGCCAATCTACATAAAGTCTTCTCTGGAAGAGTGAAGATGAGCGCGAGCGAATCTTCAGATGGCCAGCGGGCCATCTCTGTCACTGCCACGGAAAGGAACGGATAAATATCACTGGATGGACTAAAGCGGGTGATTCCTTTCAAGGCAATCGTATATACTACCCCGCAGGGTCGCAGTAATGTGATCCAATCATACTATGTTTAGTTGAGCCATTGACGTCCATCCACCCCTTCGCCAATGAGAGTGATCAAAGACGTCATAGACAACATCAAGCAGTTCAAGGATCTCCAGGAGATCAAGGACTACGTCAGGCACAGGCTACCAGAGGAGTATCACATCAACGCCATCGCCCGCAGTTCAGCACTGCTATCACAGCCAGGTGTTACCCGTTGGGAGGACGACTGCTGGGAACCTGATGAGTGGGTTGAGACGCAGGACTTCCTGTGCGAGTTGGTCTCACGTCCTGGTTGTCCTGAATGGCTACACAAGCAGATAGTCTGGGAGTCACTCAAACTTGGTCACTGACCAGACCAAACGACCAAACGACCAAAACTCCCACCCTTAAATACACCAACATAATTGACTGCTACCCAAGGAGGAAACAAATGAGTCAGACCATAATACAGGGCGATAGTGCCCAAATCTTGAAAACGATTGAGAGCAACACCATAGACGCCGTCGTGACGGACCCACCCTACGGCATAGAATTTTTAGGCAAGGAGTGGGACAGCGACACGGGTGCCGTGGAGATATGGCGCGAGTGCCTGCGTGTGCTCAAGCCAGGAGGACATCTGCTGGCCTTTTCAGCGGCCCGCACATACCATCACCTGGCCACCAACATAGAATCAGTGGGCTTTGAGATCAGGGACCAGATAATGTGGATCTACGCATCAGGATTCCCCAAGGCACAGGACATAGGCAAGGCCATACAGCGGAGACAGGGTGTTGAGAAACAAGTGCCAAGCACCAGTATGAGAGCAAGTGCGGCTTACAAATGTGAAGACAGATATGGAAAACAAAATGCCAAGGCGGTGGGATTCAGTGGAATGGATACCATACCAACTTCACCAGAAGCCCAACAATGGTCAGGTTGGAAGACAGCACTGAAGACAGCAAACGAACCCATAGTGATGGCCCGCAAACCAATGCGAGGCTCAACCATTGACAATGTTCTAACCCACGGTGTTGGCGCCCTCAACATAGATGCCTGTCGCATACCAACTGATGAACTCAAACCTGGCACAATGGGCAAAGCACCACCAAATCTAAATGCCATTGGCACACCCTCTACTATAGAAACCAGTGACGAGCCCTGGATCCCAAACGAGCACGGCAGATACCCCAGCAACGTGGTGGGCGAGATCGCAGACTACCAGAAATACTTCTACTGCCCCAAGGTCAGCAGGAGAGAGCGACATAGGGGATTTGAACAGGAGCACATACCAGCACCGTTTGGAGATGTGAAAGGTGCGTATGTGGATGGTGAGCGTATGGCCAAAGTGGCAGATGACACGCAATACGCAAATGCGGGCAACAACCATCCCACCGTCAAGCCAGTGGAACTGATGAAGTATTTGGTCAAATTGGTCACCGCACAGGGCTCACACATAGTGGATCCATTCTC